GCATATAAAAATTCATTCTTTTTATTTTCTACACTCACGGGTGGAATACGATTCATGCCTTTACATGAAATGATAAAGTTGAATGCACCTGTAAAATTTACATATAGAGATAGGGCATCTGTTGACAGTAGAGAGTTATCTAGAGAAGACCAACAAGTTGGTTTGAATACACAAATACTTAAGTATCATAGACCTTCACATTTCAACACATTGAGAGGTTTACAAAATGGAGGTTTTGCATCTACTCTAAAAACATTCAATCCAGTAAACAAAACAATAAAGAGTAGTGTATTTGATTTAAGTAAACACTTTAGTGAAACATTGAGAGAGCATATATCAGGATATCCTATGATTAAATCAGGGCCTGAGAAACTATTAAGAGGAAAAATGTTACAAGATGAAAATGTATCACCTGAAGTTGTTACACTTGGAGAGGAAGATGGTTTAAACGAATCATATAATTCAGTGGTGAAATATGATTATCTAATGCCTCATGCATATGACAATAGAAAAAAGGTAGGTGATAAAGAAGTCTTTGTATCATACAATTCAGACAATGAAGAAAACAATTGTTTGCAAAGACAAGCTATGATGGAACAGTTACAACAAAATATTGTTGTGGTTGAAGTGTCTACAAGGTCAGACGTATCGGTGGGTACAGTTGTAGAATTAGATATACCAGCTGCAGAGATTCCTCATGATGATGGTATGATGCCAAAAGATGAAAAGACAGATGATAGATATCTTATCACAGACCTAACATTAGATATTGATAATAAAGATTCTGCTAAGTTAGTATTAGAGTGTGTTAAAGAATCATTTGCAAAACCAATAGAAAGAGTAAGAGTTGATGACACACCACAAACAGGTGAAAGAGAATGATAAATTTTTACGGAGTAGTTGAAGACAGACATGACCCTCTAAAGATAGGAAGGGTTCGAGTCCGTATTCATGGGTATCACACTCATGATAAACAAATGATATCAACACCCGACTTACCATGGTGTCAGGTTATTCTTCCAACGACATCTACAGGACATTCAGGTTTCGGTACACAACACGGGTTGACTGAAGGAACAAATGTCATAGGTTTCTTTAGAGACAAAGCTATGCAAGACCCAGTCATCACAGGTGTGGTTGCTGGTATCTCACCCGATTATTCTAGAGAAGACGATAAACAAAAATACAGACCTAAAACATCAGAGGGATTTAATGACCCTAGACTATTATCCAAATCAGATTACAACAACACACCCGATGGAGAGAATCCTAAACATTCACCTCAGAGAGGATTTGGACTAGACGTATCAATCGAAGAGTCACCTAAGTTACCAAAGAAAGTCAAAATAGATTACGAAGGTAAGGGGTCAGAAGTAGACCATGATAAAGTAAGTAAATCTGATTTACCATATTATCCACTAGAGAGAGGTGAGAGTGATTTAGGTAAATACCATACAGGTGAAAAACCAAACTACAAAGATAGAGAGATACCTCTAGACAATTTCAAAGACAAAGATATAGGTGTAAAAAGAGAACCTAAGTATCCTTACAATAAAACAACATTCACAGAATCAGGTCATTTACTAGAAGTAGATGATACACTTGAACACGAAAGAATTGCAGTTCAACACAGGTCAGGAACATTCCATGAGATTCATCATGATGGTTCTGAGGTAACTAGGATTGTCAATGACAGATACACAGTTGTCTGTAAAGATGATGAAGTGTACATCGGTGGTAAAGTAAATGTCAAGATTTTAGGGGATGCAAAATTAGACGTGGGTGGAGATGCACAAGTTGATGTGACAGGTAAAACAGAAGTTACATCAGTGAAAGAGTTATCTGTTACTGCACCTACTATTAGTCTATACGGAAACGAAATTAAACTTAATTCATAATGGCATTTACAGTTCAAGTACCAACATCTTTTGGATGTTCACCCGACACAATATTTTCCTTACCAACTAAGGAAGACTTAGTCAATGCACTTAATCAAATTGCACAGATACCAAGTCAACTCAGAGTTGCACTTGTTACTATGGCAGATGAACTTACAGAAGACTTACGTAATGAGATAAAAGAACTTATCGAAAAGATTGAAGGGTTCATTAAGAAGTTGCAAGACTTGTTGAGTCCCTATTGGGATTATAAAGGTAAGATACGTGAATGGCAAAAGGAAATCAATGATGCAATTACTGAACTGATTCAAGAGTTTCACATTTACATACCTAGAAAGATTGCAGAAATTATAACGAAGTTGATACCGATAGATTTGATTTTTAAATTTGGTGGACTTGCAATTGACATTGTTAGAATCTTTGACCCCACATATCAGTCAGAGATAAGAGCTCAGATACTTGCAAAGATTGATTTCTTCTATAATCTAATACCCGAAAAGTTAAGAGCATGGAGAGCAGAGTTTGGTGTTCTTTGTGATGAGTGGAAAGCAAAGATGACTTGGCAGTATATCAAAACAGAGATATCGGGTTTTCTGAATAATGCATTGTTTAAAGTTTTCGGAAAGTTGATTGATAAGTTTGAAGAGATATGGGATGCATTAGGTCTACCTTCTCTTATCAAACTATTCACTATACCCGACATCGGTGCATTGGTAGATTTAGCTATTGAAAAATTTATGCAGAAACGGAAAGAACTACTGGACAAATTAAGTTTAGGTAATCTTACTGCACTTGCAAAAGAAGCTATCATGAAAGAACTAAGAGAGATTAGTGAGAAGATAGATGAAGTGTTAAATAAGTTATCAGTGTTCGGTTTCAATTTGATGTCAATTATTGGTGGAAAGATTAAGACTACTGTAGAGTCATTAGAACAAAGGATAATGGAAATCAAAATTGCATTTCAAGATTTTTGTCAGAACTGGCAGAAGAAGTTGTTGTTTGATTGGGTTAAGATTGTTAAGAAATTCTTCAGTGCAATTGGTCTAGGAAAAATATTTGATTTACTAACACTTACATTTTGTGACTTCTTAAAACTGATAGGATTCCCACCTGCAATTCCGACCATCGTGGGTATTGAAGGTGTAATAAGTGTACAACAAGTTATACCAAATAACGACAACACAGACAGAGTACAAAAGATTGATTCAGAAACCAAGAAACAAAATCAAGATACAACTGATTCAGAGGGTAATATAATTCAAATATTCATAAGTTTCAATGATGCTGGAAGTGATGATGGAGTTGCATCATATGAAGCAGACGGAGAGACAGATACCTTTGCAATACCATCAGGTGAAGGTACATTGATGGTGTTTATAGATGGTGAAGAACAGGTTGGTCTACCTCTTGTAGGAGTGTACACTACTAGTTCAGGTAATGTTGTTTTCAATAGTACACCTGTTTTAGGAAGTAGTGTTTCAATAATCAAAGTTTAGTGTATAAATAGTATTATGGCATACGAAGAAATCAAATCAAGTGGTAAAACAGTATCAAATAAAGTCTATGCAGACTTAGATTTGTTTTTTAGACCACATCCTGTTACAGGTGACATCTCATTAAAGTATGATACCGATGCAGTCAAAAGGTCAGTACGTAATATCATGATGACGAATTATTATGAGAGACCATTCAAGCCAGGATTTGGTAGTAATATTAGGGAGATGTTGTTTGAATTAGACAACCCTAGATATCATTACAAGTATGCAGAAGATATTAAGAAAACTATTTTAGACTTTGAACCAAGAGTTACAGGAGTAGAAGTTTATTTTGGAGAAATAAATGACAGAGGAGAAGTAGACGTAAAGATATCGTATGTAATTAGACAATCTAATTTAGATAAACAACAATTAACAGTTACTTTAAGTAGGGTAAGATAATGGCAAAAGTAAAAAGTTCAACACTCAACGTTACAGATATAGGTTTTAATGACATATCGGATAACCTCAAAAACTTTCTTAAAGGTCAAGATGCATTTAAGGATTATAACTTCGAAGGTTCTAACCTTGCAACACTGATTGACCTTCTTGCATACTCATCTCACATCTCTGCATTCAATACTAACCTTGCAGCTAGTGAGATGTTTTTAGATTCTGCACAAATCAGGAAGAATGTAGTATCACGTGCAAAAGATTTAGGTTTTACACCTTCAAGTGTATCAAGTGCAACATCAGTTTTTGATATCGAATTGGTAGGAGTCAGAAGTGCAGATGGAACCATTCCATCATCTGCAGCTATGACACTATCTAGAGGACAAAGATTCTCAACTGTTTACAACGGAACAACATATGAGTTTGTATGTACTGCATCTGTAACCCCTACTCAGAGTGGTACAACTTTTTCATATCCAAGTGTCAATGTAAAACAAGGTGTTTATGTAACCGATACATTTGTATATGACTCAACAGAACCAAACCCTAAATTTGTATTATCAAATCTAAGAAGTGATGTTACATCTCTAGGTGTAAAATTAATTAGTGATGGTGAAACATCATCTTACTCTAAGGCAGAAAACGTATCATCTATTACAACAACTGCAAAGGTTTACTTCACTCAGGAAAACGAAGATGGATATACAGAATTATACTTCGGTGATGATACACTTGGTGCAAAACCTTTTGATGGTGATATCATTCAGGTTACCTATATTGTAGTAGATACAATTCATGCAAACGGTGCTTTAAACTTTGCATTAGTAGATAACATCAACGGTTTCTCAGATGCATCAATTCAAAACGTAACAGCTGCATACGGTGGTGCAGAAAAAGAATCCATCGAATCAATTAAATTCAAAGCATCTAAATCTTATGCATCACAGAACAGACTGGTTACACTTGATGACTATAAATCTAAAGTGTCAGAGTTCTATCCGAATGCAGATGCAATTGCAATATGGGGTGGTGAAGATAACAATCCACCCGAATATGGTAAGATATTCTTATCATTAAAACCAGTTAATAGTAACTACCTTTCAGAAGCTGAGAAGGCAGACGTAGTTGCAAAATTAAGAGACCTTAACATATGATCGGTAGGATCAGTCATAGTAGATGCAAAAGTAATTGACATCGTTCTTGATGTTGTTTTCAAATACAATCCAAGAGAAGCAACAGTTAGTTTAGGTGAACTAGAAAGTGCAGTAGAAACTGCAATAGATAATTATGATAGTAATTTCTTAAATGGATTTGATTCTATCTTTAGATATTCTAAGTTTTCTAGTGCAATAGATAATGCAAACTCATCTATACTATCAAGTATATCAAGAGTCAAATTAAAATACGAACAAATTATTACCAAAAACAAATCATTAGGATATACAGTAAATTTTGGTAATGGACTATATCACCCACATGATGGACACAATGCATCAGGTGGTGGTATATTACAATCAACAGGTTTTAAAGTTTCAGGAGATAGTGTAAATACACAGTTCTTTGATGATGACGGTAAAGGTAACTTAAGACGTTACTATCAGTCAGGTGCAAATAGAGTTTATGTAGACTCAGAAGCAGGAAGTGTGAACTATGGTACTGGAGAAATAAAGATTGATGGAATTAACATAACTGATACAAGTAATGCTGATTCTACCATAGCTTTCACCGTGACACCAGTCAGTAATGACGTTGTCTCATCTAGAGGTCAATTAATTGATATCAAGTTGAGTAATGTAACGGTTCAGGGTGAAGCTGACACCATCGCAAGTGGTGAATCGAGTGCTGGAGTTGGATTTAGTTCAACCCCAACATACTCATAATGATGAAAAACGTGACGCGAGTCCCGCGAGTAGTTTCCCGTTAACTCGGATTATATTTTTAGGAGAAAAAAATGGCAGATAAAAAAATTACAGCATTGTCATCGATTGCAGCTACAGAAGTTGAATCGACTGATTTATTGCACATCGTAGATAACCCCGGCGGTACACCAGTAAACAAAAAAATGTCACTGGCAACATTGTTCCAAAATATCCCAAGTACTATTGCTTGTGATTCAATTGAAACAGAAACAACTGCACAAACTAATTTGGGTAGTAATGACACATTAGTAACTAAGATTGATATCTCAGGTTCTAATACAGACGTTGCATATACATTGGATAATGGTAACCATGTCGGTCAGTTAAAAATTATTATCATGACAACAGACCCTGGCGATGCAGCTGCAGACGCTAACATTACAGTAACAAGTTGGGGTTCATCCTCATCATCATCAAACCAAATCGTTTTAGATGGTAAAGGTGAATCAGTTATTTGTTTATGGGATGGTTCTGCATGGTATTCAATTGCTGAATCTGGCGGTGCAACAGTATCATAATAGGTAACTATTGATGAAAACATATAAGACGGTACACAATTTATCGGATAGATTAGTAAATCTTTTACCCGATTATGTAAGGGAGGAATCCCCCGAATTTGTTGCTTTCTTAGATGCATACTTTGACTTTCTAGAGTCAGACATTCTGACTCTAGAATCTCAAGGTGAACTTCAAACCCTAGGGTTAGAAGATGGTAGTGGAAGTATCATTCAAGAAACTGAAACTGCTAAACCAACCCCTATGGTGGACAATAAGTTCACTATATGGGATGGTGCTAATCTCGACTTATCCGACACTCAACCTTTTGAAGTTGGTGAGTATCTTGTCGGTAAGACATCGGGTGCATTAGCAAAGATAAAAGTAATCAATGATAAAGTCATGTATCTAGACATGATTACTGATTACAATTTCAAAGAGGGTGAACAAGTCCTCGGAAGAACCAGTAATCAAACTGGTAAAGTAAAAACACATAGACAGAATTCAATACTTGCAAATAACAAGTTATTAGATTATTCTGATATCGACAGAACAACAGAAGAGTTTCTTGCATATTTCCAAAAAGACTTTATGCCTTCAATCGATTTCTTGATTGAGGCAGACAAGAAACTTATTATAAAACATATTAAAGATTTATACAAGACTAAGGGAACAAAAGAATCTCTAGAGTTCTTGTTCAGAATCCTTTACAAAGAAAATGCAGAAATAGTATATCCTATTGATAACACACTTCATGTATCAGATTCAGGTTGGAAACAAAAGAACTTTGTACAAGTTCGTATGGACGAACCAAGATTTCAACCACCATCAAACGGTAAGATTGTACAAAAAGATTCATTAGGTAATAAGGTTGCAGAAGCTGTAATCGAAGGTGTATTCTTTGACCCAAACTCAGAGATAAACTATAAAGTACAAATATCAGATTTTCACTTTGGTGAGTTTACAGTTGATGGTATTATAGAAGTTGAAAACAGAGAAACTAAAGAGATACAAACAGGTATACTAAGAGGTGTTATATCAGGTGCAACTACAGATGTAGGTTATTCTAACACATTTAAACTAGAAGACAACTCAGGGGATTTGTTATTAGAAGACGGAACAGGATTCATTAATGAAGATGACACTGCAACACTTGGTTCACTTTACACCTTAACTGATAATGTAATTTTTGAATCAGGTAAAGGTGACGACGCTACTGATGCAACAGGTCAAGTAGATGGTTTGACAGCAGGGTCAGTTACAGAAGTTTACATATCCGAACAAGGAAGTGGATTTGCAGACGGTGATTTGATTATATTTGATAACGCAGGAACTGGTGGTTCAGGTGCATTAGGTAGAATCGAAGCTGTAGGTGACATTATGTTATCAGAGTCAGGTGTACACTTCGGACACTTTGAGTATACTGCAGTAAATGGACAAACAGTTTTCTCAGGATTAGATGACAACAATCTATTCATGGCATTTGATGAAGACACTGTAAGAATTGATGTTAACGGTGTAACCAAAACAGAAGGGTTTACCATTAATGACAATCTTGATACAGTAACATTTACCACTGCATTGAATGGTGGTGACTTTGTAGAAATATTTGGTCAGTTCAATAGTATACTTGCAGAAGACGGAACACCATTTACATACGATAGTGTTGACGGACAAGCTGCACCTACAGGAATTAGAAAAGTAACCATACTCAATGAGGGTGCTGGATACAACTCATTACCAGTCGCTGCACCTGGCGGTTACATTTATATGAGTGCAACACACTTATCAGGATTCCAAGTGGGAGAAACAATTACAGGTGCTGGTGGTGGAACAGGTAAAATTGTCTACATTGATAATGACAAGAAGAGATTAGAAGTTCAAAGAAGACCCGATGATTCAGGTGCATTCGTCACTAACGAAACAATTACAGGTTCACAATCCTCTGCAACTGGTACAATAACACAACATAATGTACCTTCAGGAACAAATGCAAAAGTTCTTGCATACTCAACAAGTATCGGTGGTGTTGGTTCACTTCGAATGACAGAGGTGGGTAATAAGTATAACACACATGGTATGGTGAAGTCAAGTAGTACCTTCCCAATGTTGATTACTACACCGACAAGTGTTCTTGCACGTGGAACAACAATTACAGGTTCAACCTCAGGTGCAACAGGTATTGTTATCGATTACAATACAACAACTAGTGTTTTAAAATTTAAAGACCTCACAGGTTACTTCAAGGAAGGAGAACAGTTAACATTTACTGGTGGAACTTCCAAGGTTGCAAAGTTCAATCCTATTAGAGCTATGGGTAACTTTGTTGGTGAGGCAATCGAAGATGGAAACTTTGCAAACGACTATGGTTACATAGATGCATCTGCAATGAACATCTTTGATAGTAGGTATTATCAAACACATTCATACGTAGTCAAGGTTGGTGAATCTATCAACAAATGGAGGTCTATTGTTAAGAACCTCATTCACCCAGCAGGACATATATTCTTTGGTGAGGTTGCAATTAGAACAAACGTTAATGCAACTGCAGATGTATACAACAGAACATTCGATAGTACTGAAACAACAAGAGCATTCATACCTACACTTATCATTGGTTCAAAAGTAGATTCAATAGACTTACTATGGGAAGATGAAACATGGAATACAGAAGATGATAATGCAGTTAATAATTATCATCCTATAGAACTAGAAGATTCATTAGATGGTAAACTGAAAGCAGAAAGATATATCAATGGTATTGTTTACGATAGTGAAAACGATACAAATGTAACAGGTATCATTGACCAAATAACAGGTCAAGGATATGTTATAGGTACAGAGATACTTGAAAGTGATGACAGTTTTGTATCAAGAGTTTTAGAAGTAGAAGCTAAGATTAACTCAACTCATAAAGTATTCGTCATCATGGAGACAAGAGAAGACGAACTGAATGATGCAATTGTATTAAGAGAAGCTGGTATACCGACTGCAACAACAGACCCAAGAACAAACGGTACAATTAAACCAACTACTTATGATATTGTAAGTGTTTCAAATCCAGCAGGTGCAAAATCAGGTGCATTTACTGAGGTAGGTGACAGTTCACATAGAGCAAGACACTTAAACTTATTTGTTATCAATTCATTTGCATCATCATTTGCACAAGTAGGATTAAGACAAGAGGGTGGTATATCAGGTGATATTGCAAAGACATCATTGTCAATAGACTTCAATGATAACGAATATCAGAGAAGAGAAGACCTAGTAACTGGTGGTAGTTTCAGACCAGCAGACAAAGGTAAGGTCATTCAGTTTGATTCATATGCAGAAGAGTTCTTGATAATGGAAGATGGGTTTAAACTGGTTCAAGAACCTGTGGATAACTTCTTAGTACAAGAACCACCATCAAATGAATTTCAACAAGACCATGTAGATGATGAACAAGCATATCCTAATCAAGCTCATAATCAACATGATGGAGATGGATTACTATTTGAAAGTGCAACAACTAATTCGAATGGTGATAATATTGGAGATGAGAGATGTGTGTTAGAAGATGCAACACTAACAGTCAGAGATGAATATTTTGTCTCTGAAAGAAGTTTAGGTGTATCCTCTACAGTTTCAAGTGCAAGATTAGGGCCTACTTTACGAAGTATAAATATAATATCAAATCAAAGAGCATTTGACATTGCATATTATATCCATCATCACGGAGATGACGATGGAATATTGTTAGAAAATGAAGGTGGAAAGGTTATGGACGAGAGAAGTAATCTAGAAGGACTGAGAGTCCAAGACTTAAATGATTACTATTCTTCCTTCTTAGTACCCGATTTTGATGAAAAAGCAAACAGAAAATCAAATATTACACTTTCTTCCTATGTTAGCTCGGGTTGATTGTATAAATAGTTTATATTAATTGGAGATTATAAAAAATGGCAGCTATAATTACAGAAAAGTTTAGGATTAATAATGCTAAACAATTTAAAGAAGATTTTGGGGAATCAGGTTCCTCAACGTACCTCTTTATAGGACGACCTTATCTTTGGGGAACAGATGATACTGTAGAAACCCCAATCAATGCAATTGGAGATGAGATTGATGCTTATGAAGATATGGTTTCACTTAAGAAAGTGAATACTGCAGACGTGTCACACGGTCTTGCAAGAAGAGATTGGACATCAGGAACAATCTATGACGAATATGCACACGATTACTCATCATCAAACACTGCTCCATCAGGTGCAACAGGTTTGTATGATTCAAAATTCTATGTTATCACAGATGAGTATAATGTATATAAGTGTATCAGAACAGGAAGAAACACTTCAGGTGTTGCAGTTGCATCAACTGTAAAACCAACAGGTGTTGACCCCGATAACCTAGTAGCAACATCAGATACTGGTGCTGGTTCAGGTAGAGGGTACCTTTGGAAATACATGTACACTATTAGTGCATCAGACGTTATCAAATTTGTAACAAACGATTTTATCCCAGTTAAGACATTGGGAGCTCAAACAGAAGTAAACGGAGAGACAGGACTCGGTTCCGCTGCCAGTGACGATGGTTCTGCTCAATGGGATGTTGAGAACAATGCAGACGATGGTGAAGTTCTACATGTTAGAGTAACTAACGGTGGTTCAGGTTACACTAATGGTACTTACACAGAAGTTCCAATCAAAGGTGATGGTTCAGGTGGAGAGTGTACAGTTGTTGTAGCTTCAAACGCAATCAAATATGTCACAGTAACAAGCGAAGGAAGTGGTTACAGAAGAGCATCAATTAATATCAGTGATATCTCAGGTATCGGTTCAGGTGCAAGTGGTTCATTAACACCAATCATATCTCCAATTTATGGTCATGGTGCAGACCCAGTATCAGAACTAGGTGGTAACTATGTTATTGTAAACTCAAGATTAGAGTTTGCAGAAGGTTCAGGTGACTTCCCAACAGATAATGATTTCAGAAGAATCGGATTGGTCAAAGACCCATTCGAAGATGGAACAACAACAGTTGCATCTGCAGCGACACTAGCTGCATATGATAAGATGACACTATCAAGTGTATCAGGTCTTGCAATTGATGACATTATTAGAAATGCATCTGCAGACGGTGTTGGTGTTGCAAACGGAAGAGTGGTATCAATTGACACTACAAATAAAATTGTATCTTACCTAAAGGTTGCAAACAGTGATAATACATATCATGCATTTGCAAGTTCTAACACAGTTTTTGTTGGTTCAAGTACAATTGGAACAGTAAGTGCAGTTGACAGCAACTTCCCCGAAGTTGAAAGACATTCAGGTAATGTTACATACATCGAAAACAGGGGTGCAGTATCAAGAGCTGCAGACCAAATAGAAGACATTAAACTCATTATTGAGATGTAATCAAGTTCTTAGAACTTTAAACTAAAATATTGGTAGAAATTTATGACAGAGAAGACAGACCTTAATGTAACCCCGTATCACGATGATTTTTCTGAAGACAAGAAGTTTCATAAAGTATTATTCCGTGCTGGGAGACCATTACAAGCAAGAGAATTAACTCAGTCTCAATCTATATTACAGAATCAAGTCGAAAGATTTGCTGGACATATATTTGAGGAAGGGTCTCTTGTAGACGGAGCTCAAACAGACGTAGTATACGATTATGGTTATGTAAAGGTAAACAATGTCAACCCAAACAGTAGTGGTGACAGTTCAGTTTCTACCTATCTAGAGTCATTTAAAGACAAATATATTCAGGGTAAAACTTCAGGTGCAGTTGCAAGAGTGTACTTAACAGTTGCAGAAACATCTGATGACCCTACAACTCTTATTGTAAAATACTTAGCAGGTGGAACTGATTCATCTAACTCTTTTTACTTTGATGCAGATGAAGAACTAGAAGAAGTAAATGTTGATGAAAATGGTAACCCAACATCTGCAAGTAATAACAATGAATTCAAAGTGCAAACAACTGATAAATTACCAGTTGGTCGTTCATCCGTTGCAAGTATCACAGAAGGTGTAGTATACCTTAGAGGTTTCTTTGTAAAGGTCGACGCTGCACAATTAATTCTAGAAAAGTATTCAGGACAACCATCATATAGAGTTGGTCTAGATATCTCAGAACAATTAATATCTTCTGCAGACGACAATTCACTATTAGACAATGCACAGGGAACAACAAATGAAAACGCACCTGGCGCAGACAGATTTAAAATCCAAACAACTTTTGTTAAGAAGTTATTGGACACAACAGATGATACTAATTTCATCGAATTATACAGAGTAGTAAATGGTACAACAGAACTAAAAGTATCTTCTGCAAACTATAGTAATTTTGAAAATTCACTTGCAAGAAGAACATACGACCAATCAGGTGACTTTACAGTTAGACAGTTTATTCCAACTCTGAGAGAACACTTACAAGAAAATGATAACCAAGGATATTACACTTCTTCACAAGGTGGAGATGCTGGTAAGTTTGTATTACAAGTTTCGCCAGGCAAGGCATATGTCAGAGGACATGAAATTGATAAGATAGGTACAACACCTATATCATTACCTAAAGCAAGAACAGTTGCAGAGTTATCAGGAACATCTACTTCTGCAAGACTTGGTAACTATATTAAAGTATCTAATATTCACTCAGTTCCCGAGTTCGGTAATGAGGGTGGAGAAGATACACTAAAACCAAATCAGTTAATTAAACTGTATGATGCAGTTATCGGTACGCCAGGGGCAGAAAACGCAAGTGGACAAATCGGTTTTGCAAGAGTACGAAACTTTGATGAATTAGAAAGTGTTGATATAGATAACAACAAGGTATTAGACCCTACATCTAAACATGCATTATACCTATTCGACATTAAGATGTTTACCAAGATTGGTATTACTGGATTAGCAAGTGCAACTCCAATTAATGTTGGTGATAGAGTAGATGATACAGTAACAGGAGCTCATGGTATAGTTGCAGACGTTGACTATTCTAACGACTTTATTTTAGTTCATGACGTACAGGGTACATTTGTAGTTGGTAATACTATTGAAAGTACTGGGTCTACTAACACAACATACAACAATGCTATTGCATCTGTTAGAACTTACAACATCGATAGAGTGAGAGGTGTAGCACAAACACCTAGTAATGCAAGTAGAGAAAAGTTTACTGGTAATGCAGTAGTCGATGGAGAAAAGATTTTATCAGGAACAGTATCACTTACAGCAGGTAGTTCAGACGTATTAGGTTTTGGAACAAGATTCCAAGACGAACTAAAAGAAGGTGATATTATCGTCAACCCTATTGATGGTACAGAACACACTGTGACAGCAGTAGGTACTGCAACAGCTTTAACAGTCACACCTGCTATCGGTAGTGGTAAAACTTTCCAAGGTAACGTTACACGAAGAAGAGTTAAACTATATGACCAAAACCAAACTGCAAACATCTTTGCATTTAGTAGAGACTTTATAAAATCATTTACACCCGATAGTTGTCAAGTAAGAAGACAGACAACAGTCGAGGTTGCTAGTCAGGCATTTACTATATCAGCAGGTTCAGGAAATACATTCCCAGCTATTACTGCATCCAATGTAAATCAATATGTTGAGATGGCAGTTATCGAACAAGCATCAGGTTCACCAACATACTTAAATGGTGACGTATTAGACCCAAGAGATTTCTTCACTAGTTTGTCAGGTGATAGTACAACGTTATCATTCGGTAGTCTTAATACAGCAAACAATGGTGCAATTATAAAAGTATCATATACAGTAAACATTGGTTCACCAGTACAAAGAGATAAAACACTAAGAGAAGGTAAGATGTTAAAAGTCGGTTCTCCTTCTGCACAAAATAGTTTTTATGGAACTGGATATGATGACAAAGAGATTTCATTAGGTCTTGCAGATGTATTTAAAATCAGAGGAGTATATGAAGCAGAGGAAGGAAGTAATCCTTTACCACCTAGTGCAACTATCGACCAATTAAATGCTGGAATACCTTTCGTAGATAAAGAAGTTATCAAAGGACAAACAACAGGTGCAAGAGCAAAAATCATTAACTACGCAGGTGATGATAATACCACATACTTCTACTATTTGTCAAGTACACAATTCAGTGCATCAGAATCTGTAGTTGGAGAGACATCTACTGCAACAGGAACATTGTCTAATGTATCAACAGGTAGTAAAGAGATTAAGAATAGATACTTCTTTGACGATGGTCAGAGAGATGGTTTCTATGACTATGCAAAATTACAATTGAAGCCAGGTGAACCTGCTCCAAACAATGCAATACTAATCGTGTTTGATTACTTCACACATGGTGCTGGTAACTTTTTTGATGTATCATCATATGACAACCAAGTTTCTTATCAGGATATTCCAAAGTATATACCAAACAAAGTAGACCTAGGTGGTCTAGAACCCGATGGTCAATTTGAGTTATCAGATGCAGTTGACTTTAGACCAGTTGCAGACCAGTTGATTGGTCTTGCAAGTTTTCCAACACAAGATATAGACCCAACAGATGGAAACCTTGTAGATATTAGTAATAGCTCTACAGGTATCACTGCAGCTCCATTTAAATATGAGAGTACAGAATTTACTTCATCTGCATTAGATGTACCAGTATCAAATAGTGCAATTCAAGGTGACATTACTTTCTATGTACCTAGAATCGATAAAGTATTCTTGCATAAAGCTGGTAACTTCCAAGTGAATAGTGGAGTACCATCTTTATCACCAACTAAACCAAAGGTTATGGATGATGCAATTGAAATGTTTGAATTGTTCATTCCACCATTTACTTCAAATTTAAAGAAAGTTAAGATTAAGAGTATCGACCATAGAAGATATACCATGAAGGATATCGGTAGGATACAAAACAGAGTTGCAAACCTAGAAAGACTTACAACACTATCTCTCTTAGAAAGAGATACTCAAAACATGCAAATTCAAGATGCAGACGGATTTGATAGATTTAAGTCAGGATTTGTTGTTGATTCATTTAAGGGTCATGGTATCGGTGATGTTTCACACCCCGACTATGGTGTTGCAATCGATACTAAACTAGGTACACTTAGACCACAAGTTTACACTTCTTTCTTTGACTTGAACCTTAATGAAAGTTCATCATCTAGTTATCAAAAGACTGGTGATTTACTAACATTACCATATTCAGAAAAGACATATGTAAATCAAGACAAAGCATCAAGAACAATCAACGTTAACCCATACAACGTATTTGCATTTATCGGTAACCTCAAGTTATCTCCAAATTCAGATGTATGGAATGACTCAGAAAGATTACCCGAAGTTAGAATTAACAGAGAAGGTAACTATGATGCAGTATTAGCTGAGAATGCAAACTCACTAGGTACTGTATGGAATGCATGGCAAACAACATGGGTCGGTGAACCTAATGTTGTAGGTGAAGAAGTTATTTCATCAAGGCCAGGTGCATGGTCAGGAGACCCAGCACAAGGTGGTGAATGGGTGCCAGGCGAAGAAGTCACAAGAGTTATTACAGAAACACCCGAGACACAAACAAGAAATGGTGTTAAGACTACAGTAGTCGAAGATTTTGTAGAAGACAGAAGAGACAGAATTGTAAGTGTAAGTATTATTCCTTTCATCCGTTCTAGAAGAGTAGAACTAGATGCACAAAACTTACAACCAAATAGAAAACACTATGTGTTCTTTGATGGTATTAACGTCAATGCACACATTACACCTTTCAGTTCAGCATTCGGAGACGGTGGTGCAACTGCAAAAGGTACTACAGTTAAATCAAACAGAAACGGAAGACTTCGTGCATATTTTGATATACCGAATAACGATGCACAAAGATTCCCAACAGGACAAAGAGAAGTTAAGATAACTGCAAGTGAAAGTAATCTTTCTAATCCACCATCATATGCAAGTAATGTATATCAAGCACAAGGATTATTGCAATCATCACAAACAGAAATTATATCTACAAAGAATGGTAGAGTTATTAGAGAAAATCTAACAGCAGGTAGAAGTATTGAAAGGTCAGGAGAGTTCTTTAACAGAACTGCAACCGATTTGGATGCACCTCCATTGCCAGACCCAATAGAAGACCCAGTAGACCCACCACTACCACCTCCACCTCCGCCTCCTCCTCCACCACCGCCACCTATTGTGACGCCACCGCCAGGGGTACCACCACTTATTCCAAATGAAATATTTGAGATACCCGATGTGTGGGAGTTTAGAGGATGGCAAGACCCATTAGCAGAATCTTTCTTAGTAGAGAGTCGTGGTGGTATGTTTATAACATCTATAGATTTATACTTTAATACTAAAGACGAAAGTTTACCAGTAACAGTTGAAATTAGAAACATGGTAAATGGTTACCCTGGCCAGATAGTACTTCCATATTCAGAAGTAACTAAAAATCCTAGTGAGATAAACATCTCAGAAGATGGTTCAGTTGCAACTAAATTCACATTCGATTCACCAGTATATGTTGAAGAAGGACAAGAATATTGTTTCGTAGTATTATCAAACTCTAACAAATATGAAACATTCATTTCAACAATGGGTGAAGCAGACATTAAGACTGGTCAATTGATATCAGGACAACCATACGCAGGTTCATTGTTTAAATCACAAAATGCATCAACATGGACTGCAGAACAAACACAAGACCTTAAGTTCCATATGAGAACTGCAAAGTTTGATACAACAAAAACTGCAAACATCATATTTGAGAATGGTGATTTAGAAAGTGATACATTACAAGTTAACCCTATTCAAACAACAGCAAATTCAAGTAATGTAAAAGTGTACCATTATACACACGGAATGTATGATGCATCATCGAATGTAACTATATCAGGTATACAAGGTGACAGAGAAAATGGTATAACAAATATAGGTGAAGGAAGTGCAACATTAGTATCAGGTTCATTACCTTCAAATGGTACTTACCAAGACGTTGCAACCACATCCAGTGGAAGTGGAACTGGTGCTACACTTAAGTTCGTAATCTCTAGTGGTGCAATATCAGATATAGAAATCCAAAATTGTGGTAGTAACTATAGTATCTCAGATACTTTGACTGTAACAAACCTAGGTAGTACAACAAATAGTATACAGATTAATATCGATGCTGTCTCAGATACTATCGGTGGTGTACCAATTAACCTATTAAATAAAACACATGGTGCAATTGCAAATCCAAAATTAGATAGTTATGAAGTAATTGTAGATTGGACTTCAACAGATATTGATGGTGCAACTGCTCCAGCAGTATCCTCAAGTGTAGGTGGAGGAACATCAGTAGTAGCTACAAGAAACTATTACTTTGATTCAATCCATACAATGATTCCATCATTGACATTGAGAGATACAAGATTGACATGTAACTTACAATTGTGTGCAATGAATTCACCCGAAAGTTATGTGAAGGGAACACCATATGCAATGAGAAACTCTTCTCAGTACGTTACACTTAATGACAATGTATTCTTAGACGCACCAAGTATTGTTGCATCAAGAATTAATGAAACTGCTCAATCATCATTGTCAGGTACAAGGTCATTTAAAACACAAGTATCATATATTACTTTAAATGAAAACGTATCACCAGTAATTGATATATCATCAATGGGTGTTATCTGTAATGCAAACAGAGTAAATGGTATGAGTTCACTCAATGCATCTACTATCACACCGACAGAAAATGCAGAAGGTGAATTGAATGCAATGACATATGTAACTAAGAGAGTTAACTTGAAACAACCAGCATCTTCAATCAAGGTTATGTTAGATGGATTTAGTCCATTAAGTACAGACTTGAAAGTTATGTATAAGGTTCTCTTGAATGATGAATCCACACCTTTTGATGATGTAGGATATAACTTCTTTAACACCGATGGTTCACCCGACACAGTTGTAGATAAAGATGGTAAGAACTTTAAAGAGTATGAATACACTGTAGAAGACTTACCCGAGTTTACATCCTTTGCAATTAAGATTGTAGGACAAGCACATAATACTTCTGTAGTTCCATTAGTATCTAACCTTAGAGCAATAGCGTTAGCAACATAATGAAAGAACTAGCAAGAGTACAGGGAGAACAACATCTTTATAGAGATGAAGAATCAGGTGCTATAATTAGTAACGATAGTCAAACACTTGCAATTTATAAGAAAAGAAAAACAGTGTTTCAAAATCAAATAAATGAAATAAATACTCTGAGAGAAGAGTTAAATGAGATAAAGGATATTTTGAGGAATATAACAAATGGCCAAAACAGTTAGTCAACATAGTACACTCGAAGAGTGGAGACAGTCGTATAACGAACTAGCATCAGATGTTGGGGATATCGGTGGCTTACGTACTCAGGATAAAACTACTCTTGTTGATGCAGTAAATGATTTAAGAGATAGAGAATTCTTTTTCCAAGGATTCATATACACTGCAACTGGTGGTCAAACAGTATTTGAAGGTGCAGATAGTTCTTCAGATGCAAACGTATTAGAGTTCAGAGACCATAGATTCCTCGTATTCAAAAATGGTGACTTACAACAACTCTCAACAGATTTCACAATATCAAATGTAAATGCAAATGGTAACCACACTAGAGTTACACTTACATCAGGTGCAACTGCTGGTGATGTCATCAGAGTGGTTGCATTTACAGGTTCATTCCTTGATGTCGCAGGTCAAGCTGCAGTACAAACATTTTGGACTGAAACATTAGAGAACACAATTTACAACAATAACGATAGTGGTGTTATCATCAATGGTGACATCGGTTCAGTTGTCACAGAATTACAATCAGGTTACGTAGTTCAGATAGAAGGTAAAACATTCATCAATGGTGATGTAGACCTCGATACAGGTCATACACTATCTGCTCCTACACTTACAGACAACACACTATCAATCAATCAAGGAAACGTCACAGGGGGTGTCACAGGAGACTTCAGTGGTGATTTCAACGTAGGTAATCTAGATGTCGGTGGTGGATTCGGTTCAACAGGAGTATCGATTACATCAAGTGGTAATATTAATGCAAATGGTAATGCAGACATTGATGGAAACCTAAACGTTGATGGTACAACAACATTAGACGGAACAACAATCGATGGTAATCTAGACCTTAATGGTAATCTAGATGCATCAGGAACAGGACACATTGGTGGTGACTTTGATGTCAATACTAATAAGTTTACAGTTGCAGCTGCAACAGGTAACACTGGTATAGCTGGTAACTTGGATGTT